CGTTATGGTTGCGTATCATTGCGTTAAAACTTGCGATTCTGTTTTTTATAGGCGGGTTATACGGTCTTAAATCAAACTTTATTTTGTTGTTTGGATAATGTCTTTTTAGTGCATTCCGGATAATTACATAGTTGCTGACTTCTGACTGCGTGCTGCGGTTATCTCCGGAAGCATCACCATTTATAATAATCTCTGATTTGTGTGCAGGATATTTTTTTAAAACTTCTTCCATTGTGCCTTGTGTTGTTGTGTTTTCAAGTATAAATTCATCAAAATAAAACACTTTACCATCTGCAACGTGAGCAAGAATACAACTCATCGGATCTACGTTAAAATCAAAAGTAAGATGTAACGGTAAATCAGGTTGATAATGTAACTCTTTGATATTCTCATTTGAAAAGTTTTTGACAATTAAGCCGCTTGTATAATCGCCAAATTCACCGAGTACGTTTATTCGGTAATATTGTTCATCATAAATCTTTCTTAAATCTTCTACATAATCCGGAGATAAAAATGTATTTTGAGTAGATGGAGCAAAAATTATCCTAAAATTATCAGGCTTTTGTTCAACAAAATATTTATAAATCCATCCTTTTGACATTTCAGGGTTTGTATGTCCAAACAACCGATATTGAAATTCCTTACCCCATATATTTTTTTGTCTTAAACGAGATAAAAGCATCAAAAATGTACTTTCCGGAGTATCTGACATTTCCTCTATCTCAACAAATCCCAAATTTAAAGACTTTAATTTATTTGGCTCTTGTAAATGCCTAAATAATATTTCTGAACCATTTTTAAATTGCAATATCATTTTTGATACATTATATTCATAATGTACCCCTGCAACATATCCCATTGTTTCTAAATGTTCAAAATATTGCTTTAATGTCGTATCACTCAAAAGGGCATAAGTTTGTGCACCTACAAGCCCTCTGATTTTAGGATATTTAAGACATAATGCAATACCTAACAAGGAACCGCTAAAAGTTTTACCTGAACCGAAACCACCTTGATATAAAGCAATATCTTTTGCAAACTTATGAGGAACATTCAAAAATTCTTGTTGAGCTTTCAATAACTGAAACTTAATCATTAAATTTTTATACCCTCTATTTTAATAGGTGGCAATTCAACATCATTAGCAATTTCAACGGCTTTACGCTGCGGATAAACATATTTCAAAAGTTCTTTGTAACATTGGAATCTGATTTGTTCATCTTCTGTATATCTTGCAATATCCAGTATTTCATCAATACAGTTTATCCCTTTTTGTTCAAGTCGCTCTTGTACTCCAAGATTATTTTTATTTTTTGTGCCCTTTTTCCTTCCTGAATTTTCAGGCTTTGCATCACCTTTTTTGAATGTCATATAAAGCCTCCTCTATCGAAAAGCCCTTACGAAGTAATCGTAAGAGCCGTAAATGTAATTTTACTCTGTCTTTTATTGGCAAATTACTGGTATTTTGTATTTCTGCTTGTTTTTCTTCTCCCCATATTGTCAAGCCGTTTAAGTCTTTTCTTTCAAACTGTTCAAACACATTTACTCCTGAATACCCAAAAATTATTGAATATAAATGGTGAAGTGTTTTTACTCTGAATATGTGCCTTTCATCTCCATCAAATTGTATTTCTTCTGTTTCAGGGTTTATATGCCAAAAAGTATAACTCTTTGTATAAGTCGGTACTTTATACCGTACCCTCTTTTTACCTGTGATGTACGGAGAAACTTCAAATAAACTTGTTTGAACTTGAGCAGCCATACAAGTATATTTTATATCGTATTGTTATATCTTGTCGATACATGATTTCATGTGTTTTTTGCGTAATACCATTTGATTTTTGATCTGATAAAATCGCCGCAAGTATTTTTATTTTCGGCAGGGAACGGATGCATAAATGTAATATCTATTTTCCCTGCGCTTGATGTTTTCGGATGTGCTAAACCAAATTCATAATGAGTAAATACATGGGTTTTATCAATAGGAATGTTATATTTTTTGCATAAATCGGCGCACAATTCAAAACCTTTTTCAAGTTGTTTTCTTGATAATGGATACTTTGTATCTTTTACATTTACTCCTTTTGGTACATAACAGCCACAAAAAGCCACACCGATATTATTTGTGTTTCCACCTCCGCAATGCTGCGCATATTTGCCATCAGCACAATTTAAATTATCTTCCGGCGCATAAAAACCTTTATACAATAAGCCGTTAGAATCTATCAAATAATGATAGTGTTTCATTTCTTCTGCGTTTGGAATGTTTCTCCCTGCTGTCCAATGAATTGTAATTTTATTCAATGCCATAAAAGTATTGTATTAGATTGTAATTTTGACATCGTGTTCAAATCGTGTTCAATTTTTTTCTAAAACATATAAAAAATATAAAATATACACTTTAAAAAATGTTAATAAAATCAGCACTTTTTAAAATATATAAAGTATATAAAAAATATAAAAACCGCTGAAAACGGGTTCAAATCCTGTCATCCCGATTTTGTAAATGCTTGAGCCATAAAGGTTTAAGCGTTTTTATTTTCTACCGTGTTCAATTTGTGTTCAATCTCTAAATTTTTTAATAAATTCATAGCCTCAAAATTTACATTTGGCATAACGTGATTATACACGTTTAAAGTTGTTTGAGGTGTGCTATGTCCTAATTGCTCTTGAACAAACTTTAACGGTACACCGTTTGAGAGTAAATATGTAGCGTATGTATGGCGCAAACAATGAAAATTATAGGTATCAAGTCCTATTTGTTTCATTGCCTTTTTAAACCAATGTAATACAAATTTATCCTGCGATATATACCCTCCGGAATCTGAACAAAATACAATTTTACTCAATACTTTTTGGCATGCCTTTAGTTCTTGCAGTTTTTCTATCACAAAATCAGGTATGGTTATTTTTCGTGTTGATTGATATGTTTTTGTGGTTGATAACCGACCTTTATAAAATTGTTTGTTTATTGTTATAGTGCATTTTATTGGATCTATGTCCTGCCATTCTATTGCTAAAAGTTCACTTATTCTCATTCCGCTATATAAAGCCAATAGTAAAGGAACATATTTATTTATCGGGAATGTTTTTATAACCTCTATAAATTCTTTCATCTCTTGCGAAGTTAAATACTTTATCTCCCGTGTTATTTTGGGCAATTTTTTCACTTGTTTGGCAGGGTTAATATAAATCCATTTGTTAATAATTCCATAGGCAAATACACTACGCAAATAGCCTATTATGTTATTTATTGATTTGTTACTTAGGTTTTCTCGTTTCAATTCTAATATAAGTAAATCAAGATCCCTCTTTGTTATCTCTTTTGCCTTCTTTAGTTTTAAATTATTGAGGTTGTTTTTTATATACCCCTCATATAATAAAATTGTACTTTCTTTGCAATGTAATTTACAATGTTCATTTATATAACATTTACAAAGTTCCCCAAGTTTTATGTTTGTAGATACTTCTTTTGTTACTTCGTCTAAATCTGCTTGAGCATCCTGTTTTGTTTTATATCCACTTTTACGAACTTGAACTCCGTTTATTACGCAATTTATTTCATAGCAAAAATGCTTACCTGATTTATTTTCCCATACTCTTTTTCTTATTCCCGCCATTATCCTACTTCCTTAATTTCAATACTATTTTCTATAAGACTTTTAACCTCTGAAAGTTTATAATAAACTCCGCCTCCAATTTTGTAACGATGCATAAGTCCTAATCTAACCCAGTTATCAAAGGTTGCTTGAGATGTTCCTATAAAGATTTCTTGCATCTCTTTAGCCCTTAACATTTTATCGTTAAATACATTATCCCTATTTATTTGTATAACATTATTCATAAATTTATGCTCCTTTCTTTACATGATTTCATGTAGTTTTGTAAACAATAAAAAACAGCCTTTATGGCTGCTTATCTTACTACCTAAAACAAATTTAACGCGCCTAAATGAGCTTTGTGTGAGGTCAAATTAAAGATTTAGCCATTTCCTTTAAGTCCTCAATGATTTTTTCTACACTTACATCTGTTTTACCATTAAAGAACAAAAGCGATCTTTCTAATTCTTCAATATAATCCTTAAATCTTTTTTCAAAAGTTCTTCCACAATGATTTAATAAACAGTTATTATTATTGCAAAATGTATATTTAACCTCGTCTTTATAATCTTCTAAATCTATTTCTATTAAACTCATCTATTCAACCTCCTCAATATCTAAAAGTTCAAGTATTTCTTGTTCTATTGGACAATAACTTACTTCTAAACTTTTCCTACACTTTTTAACAATCTGTTTCATTACGCAGTCGGTACAGTCTTGGCATTTCCTACTATAATATGCACAAAAAGTATCATTATCATTCAAAAATCCGCTAAGAAATCTTTCGTTATTATAGCAAGGGCAATTCTTTATTATGTATTTACTCATTCCAATATCTCCTTTATTTCTGTTCTTTGACGCTCATCTAAAAAAGGATAGATACTGTTAATATACCCACTTATTGCATTTTCGAAGTTAGCATATTGCTTATTATTACGTACTAACCCTTCAATAGTCCAGCCATCTATAAATTTGTTTATAGTAACTGACCTTGTTAATGCTAGCCACTTAATTAATTCTAGCTGTTTCTCTGCGGTGAATGGTGGGTATTTAATCTCGAAAACATCTTTATAGTTTTCGTCTTGCATTACGAAATATTTTTGCTTTTCTATTCCTGCATTTTTATACAATTTAATTATTTCACTCATTGGTTATCCTCCCCAAATATATCCCCTTTTGTAGTATATCCACTTCCCAAAATGGTATTAAGTAATTCTGATAACATCTGCCTTTTAGCGGCATTTGTCATTTTGTTAAATACTAAATGCCATAGTTCTTTTACATCAATATCTTCGATTAAAACATCTATCATTTTATCTAATTTATTATTGTTCATTGGTTATCCTCCTGTATATACTTTTTTTATTTCTTTTATCCTTATATTTGTTGACCTTACTTGTTTCTCTTTTCGCAAAAGTTTAATATTTGCTGTTAAAACATCAGGTGTTATATCAAATTTTTCACAAACTAATTCTTGTAATATTAAATTTTCTGATACAAGTTCTTGATTAATATGAAATAACTCATTATTCCGTTCACCTTGTTTTTTGTATTTATACTTTAAATCTTCATATTTTTTATGAAGTTCCATAAGTTCAGTTATCACGCTCATTGGTTTGCTCCTGTAATACCCATTCGAGTGCTTTTATATATCCGTCATAAAAGTAATTTTCCACAAAAACAGGTTTATTTTTTAGATGTTCAGTTTCTGACTTAATATATTTTATATATTGTTTAATTTCATCTTCACTTCTCATTGGTTTGCTCCTTTATAACTTCAAATTCAATATCAAAAACAGGCTCATTTACTTCCAAATCAGTATCTCTGCCGTCAATATTTGCAGAAATTCTTTTAATTAAACCGTAAACTCGTTTTGTTTTATCATCCTTTTTAGGATAGCCA